ATCAACAACTGAAACCGTGCAGCTATTCTTTGGCCGTGTTTTAAAGAATGAGTTGGGCGCTTTAATTAAACGCAGGACGTATCAGCTAGAGCGCACTCTTGGGGCATCTGATGATTCGCAACCGTCCGAGATTCAATCTGAATATATCGTTGGCTCTGTGCCTAATGAATTAAGCGTTGTGATTCCTAATTCAGATAAAGTTACCATTGATATGAGTTTTCTTGGAACTGATGTTGAGCAGTACGATGGAGTTACTGGTATAAAAGCTGGCACAAGAAACACTCTGGTTGAAGCAGATGCATTTAATACCAGTTCTGATTTTGCTAGAATTAAATTGGCAAAAGTTGTGCCTGGTGATGCAGCTCCGGTTGATCTCTTCGCCTTTGCGGAAGAGATGACCCTGACTATTAATAATGGGATTGATCCAGCGAAAGCAATTGGGGTCTTGGGGGCATTTGATATGCAAGCGGGGCAGTTTGAAATTGGTGGAGCGATGACTGTGTATTTTGCCGATATTGATTCAGTGCAGGCAATCCGAAACAATGATGATATAACTCTTGACGCTCATATGGTGAAAGATAATGCTGGGATTACTTTTGATATTCCTTTGTTATCTCTTGGCAATGGAAAGCCTAATGTTGAGCAGGATCAAGCCATTAAACTACCTCTTGACATTGAAGCTGCAACCGCTGCAAAAATTGATTCAAGTTTAGATTACACATTGCTTTGGGTATTCTGGGATTATCTTCCAAATGCTGCAAACTAAAACATTACTTTCTGGAGAAAAATAATATGAGTTTAAATGCTTATGAAATGTTTGAAACTGATAAAGCGGTTGAGGAATCTGGCGTTGAGCTTGATTATGGTGAATTCCAAATAAAGATTGCAAGATCCGGTGGGTCAAATCAGAGATATAATAAAATTCTTGAAGCTCTTGTTAAGCCACACCAACGCGCAGTCCAGACTGAAACTATTAGCCGTGATGTGGTTAATAAGATTTTAATTGAGGCGCACGCGAAAGCGGTAGTTGTTTCTTGGGAAGGGGTGAAAGATCGTGATGGAAATTTGATTGAATTTAGCGTTGCGGCTTGCATTAAATTGTTTAATGATCTGCCCGATCTTTTTGAAGACGTTAAGGAACAAGCGGCGAAAACTGGGTTGTTCCGTAAGCAAATAAATGAGGAAATTTCGGGAAACTAATCGAGGTCATCAGGTATGCCGTGGAGCAAGCACCGCATGAGAAAAAAATAATTGAGCAGTGTAAAAGGCAAAACCGCCCACTGCCAAAAAAAATTGCGAATGCTCCTGATTTATTAATTGGATCTGAATTTTATTATTCGGCATTTAATTCATTAAATACATGTAGACCTGTATCAATGGGGATTGGGCCGATCCCTTGGACGGCCATAAATGATTATGCAATTAGATATAAATTGATTGGAACTGCTGCTGATGATTTTTTTGATATTATGAATCTTGTTGATGAGGAATTTGTTAATTGGCAAAGCACAAAAGCCTAAAAAGTCTCGGCAATACAATTCTGAAAATTTCAACTGATGTTGAGAAGAATATTGTCAATGGCTTGCGTAAAGCGGCTCTCGTGATTGATAGGGTTGCTGTTGTAAAAACGCCAGTCGATACTGGGTATGCTAGATCGCGTTGGACAGCTAGTATTGGTGAGCCAGTTGCCGCTGATCCTGCTGTTGAAAAGTCAATAAAAATAGACAAAGGACAAGCGACTTCTATTGCATTGTCTCAGGCCAGATCTGAAATCAGGCAATGGGACGCCAAAGGTTCTTTATTCATAACAAATCCGGTTCATTATGTTGTATACCTGGACGGAGGAACCTCGCAGCAGGAACCACTGGGAATCACGGAAGAAGCTGTTAACGCAGGCCAAGAAGTTTTAAAACAATTAAAAGTTTTGAAGAGGTGATTCATGGCAACTGAAATTTTAACGATTGAAGTAAAAGAAGACGGCACCCGCGTATTAATTAGGAAGCTTGACGCACTAGGAAAAGAAAGCAAGAAAGCCGATAAAGAAGTCACTGGTCTTCAAAAAGATATTATTAATTTGAAGAAAGGAATCGCGCCTGTTAATGCATTAGCAAAGGCTTTTGTTGGGCTGAGCGGCGCATTAGCTCTTGGGGCTTCATTTAAAGAGTCGTTAGATTTTGGATCAGCAATGGCTGAGGTTTCGACGCTTATTGATGAAGCCACTTTTAGCATGGACGAATTAACAGAAGCAGCGAAAAATCAAGCAATCGCTTTTGGCAGCAATCCCGTGGGGCAAGCTCAGGGAATCTATCAGATTCTATCAGCAGGCGCAAAGGATACCACCAAAGCAATAGACACACTAACCGCTTCTAATAAGCTGGCGGTTGGTGGTGTCACCAGCGTTTTTGTTGCTGCTGACGCATTAACCACGGTAATGAATGCGTATGGGGATAAGGTGAAGAGCGCCAATGATATTTCTGATATTTTCTTTGTAGGAATGAGAGCTGGTAAAACAAAAATTGGTGAAATGGGATCAGCTATTGGCAAAATTGTCCCATTAGCAGAATCATTGAATGTTCCATTTGAGGAATTGGTCGCAGCTACGGCAGCACTAACAAAAGGTGGCATTAGTACCAATGAGGCTATTACTGGTCTTCGTGCTGTTCTAGCGGGAATAGTTGCACCATCATCAGAAGCAGCCAAAGAAGCAGGGCGGCTTCATATTCAATTTAATCTAGCAGGAATTGAAGCAAGGGGCTTGGCAGGATTCATGGAGCATCTTGCTGATAAAACAAAAGGGAATAAAGATGCTCTGATTAAATTATTTGGTGGAGTTGAGGCGCTGGTTCCTGTAATGTCACTTGCTGGGAAAGCTGGCGTTTCATTTGCAGAAATAATGGAAGACATGAGAAAAAGGACTGGCGAGACTGATTCTGCTTTTGAGAAGGTTGCGAGAGGCGGCGGGTTTAAATTCAAACAATTTTTGGCATTAACAAAAGTCATTATGATTTCAATTGGTGACGCAGTTGCAAAAGTTGTGACACCAGCTCTGGTCTTCTTGGTAAAGAATTTTGATGATTTAACCATAGCCGCAATAGCATTTATGTCTGTTGTGGCTGTATCAAAAATTAATGTAATTGCCACTGCTTTTCTTGGATTGGCAAGCACTGTTAAAGTATTGACTTTGGCAATGCTGGCAAATCCCTATGGACTGGTTGTTGCTGGGATATCATCCGCTGTGGCAGCTCTTGTATATTTTAAAGATGAAATCAAATTTGGAGAGAAGGGCATTGTGTCTCTTCATGATGTTGCCATTGAAGCGTTTAATGTAATATCTGAGAAAATTAAAGCAGTGGCATCATTTATCTCTGAAAAGTTTTCATCGGCAGTTGATTCAGTTGAGAGTAGATTAGTTGGAGTGGGAGTCACCTTTCAAGACCTTTCAGTATTAATCAAAAACATAGTTAATAAAGAAATTGGTTTGTTTATCGCATTCGGTAGGAGCATCGCTCTGGTTTGGAGAAGAATTGGAGAAGAAATTAGATCAGCTCTTGGGCCTGATTTTTTTAGTTACATATCTACTGCAATTGATTCCTTTCTGGTTTATATGGATCTTGTTTTCATAAGAATAAAAGAGCTTGCCAGAGATGCTCTTGAATATGTTGGGAAAGTTGCAGAAGAAGCGTCCAAAATTTCACCAAAAATTGAATTCCCTGAAATAAACTTACCAGAAGGGGTGGACAGTCTAGCAAGTGAAATATCGGCAATTTTCAAAGAGGAATTATCAAAAGATCACATCGGCGAATTCAAAAATAGTTTCGATTCGATGATAGCTAGAATTGAACAAAGACTTGCAAAATTAAAGGTAAAGAAAGATGACCTAGTGGATGATAAACTTGACCCAATCATTCCAGCCATTGTGCCAGAAGTTGGCGGGGCGGCGGCTGTCAAGCAAGAGAAAATAATTACCGTTCGCGATTTAATAGATGGAGCGAAACTTGATTTATTGTATAAATACCACGGCGCTCAAAAAGACTTAAATGTCTCAATTCTTGCGTATGGGGAATTGCTTGGTGAGCAGCTAATAACACAGGATCAGTATATCAATGGGATGCTTGAGATGGCACAATCCCAAAGAGACCTGAATTTTGAATTAGGCAATGCAGATTTTGCTGATGGC